GAATCGCAGTTCGCTTTTGGTCAGGGGTCATATGAGCCCACTTCTGACGAACAGCAACTGGATCAGGAAGCATACGCCGAAGGGCGCTCCGAAGTTCGACCGGTAAAGCCTTGAAATCTTCCAGGTCAAGCATGTACATCGCCTTGGGTTTCTGCATGCTCATAGCGAGCATCACAAGAGAACATAGGGCCAGAGCAATCACGACGTACGTCGAGTCACGCATCTACTGTGAACAAACATTTCCCTTGCTGAAAGATTGACGCGGGCGTTTCAGCTGGCTCCTCCGTGTCCTCCATCGAAAAGCCACAGTCGGCATAAATCTTCGCTCGTTTACGCCACATCGCATTCATGACGCTCCATGTATCCACCACATCGTACACGAGTTTGGGACCTTCTTGGCGAAGCACACGACCGACCGCCTGTCTGACATCCGAATGGGGTGTCGCAAGCACGATCGCACTGAGTGTCGAAATGTCGAGTCCTTCGTGTGCCAACGAAAATGTGCCGACGACGACCCGTTTCTTGGCCGATTCGTCAAGCACAGCCTGTTTCATTCCACCCATGTACAGTCCGGCGGTCGGCCCGAGTTTCTCTACGAGCCATTCACAGTGTGCACGTCGATCACTGAGCACAAGCACTTGGTGATTCACAGCCGCGTCGCGAATCATGTCCAGAAGCAGCTCGTTTCGCTCGGGAATCTCAACCAGAATATTCACCATGGATGCCAGACACACTTTGCCGATCCGCGAGACGGGTGGTCCGCGAAGAAACTCGGGGTGTGTGAACCGCGCCTTGATCACCTTGACATTCTTTGACGAGTCGCGGTGCTTAGCAAAGAAGCACGGGCCGAGGAACCAATAGAGAACTCGCGTCAGACCATCCTTGCGATCCGGCGTCGCCGTGAGTCCCAGCGTGTACTTGGGACACATGGCAAACATAGCCTGTGAAAAGGCGGGCGCACCGACATGGTGTGCCTCGTCAACAATCAAGAGTCCGATCGAGTCAAACGCCCCGATGGCGTGTTCGCGCATGCACAGCGTCTGTATCATCGCAATAACAAAGGGATGGTCGAGTTCGCAACGTTCCTGTTGAACTCGTCCGATTGTAGATCCTGGACAAAACTGCGCAATTCGTTCGGCCCACTGGTTTGCCAAAAATTCTTTGTGAACCACAATGAGAGTCCGAACACCAAGACGTGCTGCAAGAGCAAGAGCACAGACAGTTTTGCCAAATCCGACATCGAGCGAAAGAACTCCATTTCCTTTGTATGCGTCGATCGCCTCTACTTGGATTCCACGAAGCTCGCCCGTGAATGGGATGTTTACCTTGACAGGCTCGGGACGTTGATCGCGCGTCGGCTCGCCAAAGTGTTCCCGGCCGTAAAACTGTGGGATGCACAGGTGCTTACGCGTCTCCTTGAACACCTTGAACGGCGGCGGACGAAGCCCGAGCGCGTTTTCGATTGCCCGTACAGTCAGATCGCGCTTCACGTCAGAGTTTGGCGGGATGACGTAGCCCGTGCGTGTGAGTGACATAGAGAAAAAAGGCGCTGTTTCTATAGATGCGTCTGTGCTTTGTGATTCCGTCGAAGCGAGGCGAGCTCTCGTACACACCCTCGTTTCTGATGAACTGGACTGATCTGGTGCTTCGCTGTGCCCAGAAGGGCCACCAGGTGATGGTCAGCCAGCAAAACACCCGGGCCGAGTGTTTCACGTCGTCGGGGTCAGAGACGTTCGATGCGTACCTGTGCATCGATCCGGACGTGTTGTTTACGCCCGACGAGGTGTTCAAGTTGTTTGAGAGTCCGCACGACATCACCGGTGCACTGATGATGTCGTCCGACGCTGTCACCTTGACGTGCGGCAAGCGTTTCGATGAGGTGGATACGAGCGAGCCGTACTTTGAGACGGATGGTCTCGAGCCGTCGTTTGTTCTGATTCGCCAGATTCCAGCCGGCTGGAACTATGACGACAAGATCAAGGCGCATATCGACTCGTCCCTGCGTATCGGCCACCGGGTCATTCTGAACATCTGATTGACGACAAGACGTAGTACCCACCGGTTGATTCAATCACACAGTCGACCGCCGTACCAACAGGAAGATCCTGAATAGGGGTCAAGCCGCCGACGTGACACATGACTCGATTATACCGAAACGGAACCTTGACCCGACGGACAAAATTGTCCCACTCGAGGTCAAGGTACTTGCGACCACCGATATCGTACCAGGGGGCTTTCACAAGAGCCTGGTACGATCCCACTGGCATTCTTTCATACGGTTACAAAAAAAAGTTGAAGTTATTGAGCGAGACAGAACTCAGTGATGAGTTCACTTAGGTTGTGATAGTAGCGCGCAAGGTCCTTCTCGAACCGCTTGTTCTTGTGTTGGTCGTTGACGTAGAGCCATGCGAGGTTCGCCTTGCTATACTTGGTCGCCTTCTGATTCTCGGTCGGTTTCCTGGGGCGCGCCTTTTTGTCAGGTTCGGGTACGTCGCTCGGTCCAGGTTGACGATCGATGTAGCTCAGGGCTTGCATACACGTGTCGGCCAAATCATCCTTCTTCTTGTGCTTGTCAAACTCGGCGACCCACTCGGGATTTGTCGTCTCTATGAATGCGCGACACCGATCGATCGACGCCTTTTTGCGTTCGAGGTACTTGGCCCGACCCGGACCCGCCACGTCGGGAATCTTGTGACGTGCGTCCCAAATAATGACGTTTTGGCCGTGACACAGAAAGTACGTGTGCAAAAAGTGTTCGACCGACTTGATCGTTCGATTCTTGTCCGGTTGTTTTTCGATGAGCACGGTACCTGTTGCAAGTCGAGCCCATGGGCGCGCATCCATGTGCTTTTTGAGTGACCGAAAGAGACCGTCGGCCGATTGAGGAGGTACACCAGCCACCTCCCATTCGTGAATCTTTTTGGTCGTGGGATCCATAAGGCACATTGCGAGATTCTTTATACCTACATCAATTGAAAGAAGTAACATACTATTAAAGAAGTGAGATACAACTTTAAGTAATGTCTAACGTGTGTTGTTGGTGGTGCTGTCATACATTCCCAGGTCCGTCCCTCCACTACCCTTACAGGTACGACGATCGCAGGAAACACTTTTCGACAACCGGTCATTTTTGTTCGTGGGAATGTATCAAAAGCTACGCTATCGACAATGCGGGTGCACGATCAGGTGAGGTCCTGATGATTTTGGCCCTCATGAGGAAACAGGCCAACGACAACAAGTACATGCTCACGCGCCCGGCACCCAAGAGAGTCACTCTTAAGATGTTTGGAGGACCGATGAGTATCGAAGATTTTCGAACATCAACATCGAACGTCTTCGTGACAATGCCGTGGGAAACTCATCTCATACCGATCATTTCAACAACGTCGAGTACGCTCGCACGAACAATCGCCGTCGATGGACCAAAGGATGATATCGTGCTCAGAAGGTCTAAACCTTTAGCGCGCGCAAAAAGTAGTCTAGAAGCTGCGCTTGGTATTACACGTAAGACGAGATGAAGAGAGTGTGCAGTTTTTTCGGATGCGACGAGCCTATACAACGGAGCCCTCGTTGGATGTTTCGGAATGGTACCGTTGTGAATGCACAATCGTACTATGCCGCACTGAAGAGTCTTTCGCGCGTGTATACAAAGAATTTTTGGGCGTCCGAGACGATACCCGGACAATGGGACGTACAGTTTGATGAGGATGTATGCGTCGAGGATGTGTCTGCACCCAACGCATTCGACGCGGTTCGAAATGCACGCTTTTACCTCGAGGCGGATTCAGAGACGCCGAAGCTTATTTACAGCTCGAGCTCGAATAATTAGAAAAGAAGCCCAGCCCGAGTGCAAACATGTATGACGCCAGAACAACAAACCAGGCGGGCAGGTCCATGTGCGCCTGGATCCGAATCGCAGGCATGCGTCGTGGAATGATCGAGTCCATAATGTCCTCGGTCGTCACCGAGTCAGACTCGTCGACGACAGACTCGTCGTCCTCCACCACAGCGGGAACATCATCGTGAATCTCAGCAGTGTCGACCATTTTCTGAATAAATGTCTCTGCTTTTTATATGGAGAACCAGACCGTCGTCATCTTGGCACTCATCGCGCTCATCGCATGGCTCATCTATGGCCGGGACCAGCGTCGTCAGCCAGGTCGATGGGGGTACGGGTATGATGGCCCGCACTGGGGACCGCGCCCAGACTGGCATGGACGTGGTGGTCGGGATCACCACGGCCCCCATGGCCGGGACTGAAAGGAGGTTTTGTCTCCACCGGACAATGACATGCGCCGTTAAAGCACTCAACCCCCCGTCTCACAATGGAGCCTCTGCGCACGTACGCTGTTGAGCAGATTGCCGAGATTTACAGCCTTCCCGCGACGAGCGCCAAGGTTCGCAACACGGAGATTTCGATCCAGAACTGGGTCTACGCACACACGGCCAACCCAGAGGAGAATGCCTCGTGGGAAAACCCGCACCACCGGACGCTCTACAAGCAGCGCCTCCAAAGCATCCTCTTCAACCTGCGCAAGAATCCAGCGTTGGTCGAAGCGGTCACACAAACCAAGACGGTGAACCCTGCCGAGATTGGCAAGATGACACCCGATCAACTCTGGCCAGATGGGCCGTACGCCAAGGCGGTGATCAAGAACCGCGAGACTGATCTACAGAAGCAGATGCTCAAGGCGAAGGAGGATGACGCGTACGAAGGCTTGCTCACATGTCCCAAGTGCAAGGGGAAGAAGACGAGCTACTACCAGATGCAGACACGCAGCGCAGATGAACCAGCAACCAACTTTTGCAGCTGCGTCTGCGGACACCGATGGAGATTTTGCTGAGTAATAAAATCTTACGCTCTACTAAATGTCTCAAGTTATCGGCCCTCTCGGCACCATTGCGTTTAGCTCGATTGTCCTCTCGTGGATCCTGAAGAATGAAAAGAAGTGCGAGTGTGGCCAGGATTGGCGTCGCGACTATATCAAGTACTTTAACATTGTCGTGATTGTACTCATGGTTATGAATCTGACGGCCCGCTCGTTCTTTCGGCAGCAGATTCTGGGCGCTCTGAACAAGCCCCTGTTCATGAAGGGCCTGTTGGGGTTCGTGACCGTATATGGTCTGGCAGCCCTGGTCAACGTGGGATCGATCCTGACGTATATCCCGGACCTCAAGAAGAAGGGGTGCGACTGTGCGATCGAGGATGATTGGCGCGACAACTTCATCTTCTGGTACATGATTATCGGACTAGTGCTCGCGTCCACCATGGTCCTCGTGGCTGCCGGCGCAAAGTAAATTGCTCGACCCTAGTATGCCGCGCAGGAGGGGTTTCGAAGACAAGAAGCAGAGGATCCAAGAGGTGTGCGAAGAGCTCGAGTGTGAACCATGCGAGGCGAGTCGACGTGAAATCATCAAACTTGAACAAAAACTTCGTCGTTCAGAGAGGCTTAGAGCTAGAGAGGCTAGTAAGAATAATGAGCAAGTGTGAGCTGTTACTTGACGCACTGTCTCGTTTTTTTGATGTCCCGCAGCACCGCGAACAGCTTATAGATATTCTGGGTCACCGCAACGGCATTTCGCTGCGTAACCTCGAGTGGTTCGTGACCAACTATTCCAAGAACCAACACGTCACGTACATGACACCGGCCGGTCGCCAGTTTACCGTGCACGTCGCGTACAAGTCGAGCCTGGATGGATATTCGAAGAAGTTGTTCGATCCGTTTTGTCGTACGGAGCGGATCGAGTTTCACGGCATGACAACCACCGTCGCCCAGCTCAACTTCATTCGGTGGTGCATCACCAATGGCATCATCGAGTATATGACTACGAAAGAAGTGTTGCGTAGCCGCCAGACACTTCAAGCGTCACGTAGCCGTAATAGTAAAGGTGCAAAAGGTACTGACTCGCAATTTGAGGGGTGTATGTGTCTAGGAATTTGATGTCGAGGTGGGTCGTCTGCGAGTTGAGCGTCTTGAAATCGAGCGCACCCTCTTGCGTGTACTCGGCCGGTGACTTGCCGAAGCAATACACATACAGGTTCTTTGAAGGCACGGTGAGTCCGTGATCGAGTGGCTGTTTGTACGAATAATAGAGCCCGCCGGGAAAGTTGGACAGGACGTTCTGATTGTTCAGGTAGAGCGTCGCGTACTCGATCGTGTCAATGTAGCGCACGTTTGCCCCGTTAAAGAATGTGACGGGTGTTGCAGCCTGAATGTACTTTGTCGTGTAACCGTATGCATATCGCGAATCGTAAAAATTGTTGGCTTGTGTTTCATACAACTGGTTCCGGACAAACCACACCATCATCGTCACTGGGTAGTTGGCAGTCAAGTTGAGCCGCGTCAGA